GGTGGTGACACAGGTGGTAACACAGGTGGTGGCACAGGTACCAGTACAAGTATTGTAGGAAATCAAGATGGTGGTCAAGGTGGTGGCGGTGATCGTAATATGAATCAAACAGCATCATTTGATATTAGACAAATGAGCACTCAAGATTTATTGGCTGGACTTAATCCTGAATCTGCACAAAATTATATTAGAAAAGGTATAGGTTTAATTGCACCAACTCCTGTATCATTAGGTTTGGGGGTATTAAGTTATTTTCAAAAGGCTAGTTATAGAAGAGAGTTAGAAAGAAGGGCTGCAGAAGATGAACTAAATTTAAGTGCTATAACTACTGGCTTAACAAATGAACAGTTATTAGATTTAGCAAATATAAAAGATTTATCTGAAACAATAAAAACAGGTATAATGGATTCTATGTTTGTGGCTAAACAAGATCCAATGACTGGAGACGCACAAGTAGCAGAAAGTATATATGGACAAAGTCCTAATTTAGGCGTAGCTTCTGGTACAATTGTACAAGATCCAATGACTGGAGATGCATCAATAGCAGAAAATATATTTGCAGAAGATCGTTACCAAGCAGCTTTAGAACGTAGTGCACAAAATTTAGAACAAGAAAGAGGCGGTATAATACAAGGATCTGGACCAGATATAACAGAAAAAGCTAAAACATTTGGACAACTTAAAAACTCTGCAATTGATGAAGGTAATTATTCAGCTGCTATGAGTAACTCTATGTTACAGTCTGGTTATATGGGTCTATCAAGAGATACTGCAGAAAAAAATAAAAATAAAGATTTTAGTGCTGCTACTGCAAATGCAGGGTTTGGATATGAGGGAGAAACTAAAACACAATTTAAAGGAACCTCAATGGAGAGTACTCAAACAGGAACCTATAGTGAAAGAAGAGCAAAAGAAAGAGAAGGACTTAATGAAGATGGATCTACTGCACCAGGATCAGTAGCAGAAGCAAGAGAAATAGCAGGACAACAAGAAAGAGAACCAGGAACTTCTGTAAATACAGATGACGCTGTTGATAATAAAGCTAGAAAAAATGAAGTATCAGACGCAAATGGCAACGTTGTAACAAATACTCAAACAGATGAGGATGGCAATAAAACTACTACAGCAGTAGTTAGTAATCCTGCTAATAATAAAAAACTACAAGAAAAACAAAAAGATAAAAATAGAAGTGAAAAAATAGTTTGTACCATGATGAATGAATCATATGGCTTTGGATCTTTTAGAAATAAAATATGGTTAAAGCATTCTAAAAATTTAAAACCAGAGTATCAAATAGGATACCATAAATTATTCTTACCACTAGTTAACTATGCAAAAGGTAATAAATTATCTAATTTAATTGTAAAAAAAATATTAGAGCATATTGCTAGGCATAGAACTTTAGATATAAGGCAAGAAATGAGAAATAATAAAAGACATATTTTAGGTAGAGTATATAGAATTATATTAGAGCCAATATGTTATATAGTAGGAAAAAAGGAGATGAAGAATGGCAAACGGTAATATGGGAATGATGGCACCACCAGGAAAACCTGCAATGAATCCTGAACCAGGACCAATGCAAGCTGCTCCTGTACAGCAACAAGCACAACAAATGGGATTAAACATTGATCAAGGCCAATTTGCACAAGCATTAAATACATTAGATGAATCTGATATTCAAGCTCTAGAAACTCACTTAACACCAGTAATGAAAAAAGCAGTAATAAAATTATTAGGTCCTGGTATAGAACCACTAATAAAAGACCTTGGGCCTGAAGAACCTACAATAAATATACCTGTATCTGTTGTTGCACAAGCATATCCAGCAGATAGTATTGAATCTTCTATTGAAATGATGGGTAGAGATTTTGCAGGAAAAGCACAAAACGATATTCCTAAATCACCACAAGGTGGATTAGGCGGAGAACCAATGATGGAATCTCCACAAACTAACGTGCCACCTATGCCGCCAATGGCATAGCACACGAGGGCTACCCTTCCCATAAGGCACCCAACTCAACTAAGGAGGACAATATGGTTGACGAAACGCAAGATGTAGTAGAAACTACAGAAGAAGAACAAATAGTAGAAACTACAGCTGAAGAGGAACAAGTACAAGAAATACTTGAACCTACACCTTATCAAAATAATTATAGAAGAGATCTCGATGATAAGGATACTGATACAGCTACCGAACAACAGGACACCGAAGAAAAAGAGGCTACTCCTGAAGAACGCCCTGTAACAGCCGAGGAAAAGGCTTTTAAGAAACGTTATGACGATCTTAAACGCCATTACGACAAAACTTTGAACAAACATAAAACCGAAGTTACAAAACTAAAAACGCAAGTTGAACAGGCTACGAGCCAAATGTTACCGCCTAAAGATCCAAATGAACTTCAGGCATGGAGACAAAAATATCCAGATGTCTATGATGTTATAGAATCTGTTGCTTTAAATCAAGCAGATGCTCGTGCTAAAAAGTTAGAAGAAAAATATGAATTTCTACAAACTCAACAAGCGCAAATTGCTAAAGAAAAAGCAGAAGTAGAATTATTAAAGAAGCATCCTGACTTTCAGGAAATTCGTGCAACAGATGATTTTCACGAATGGGTATCAGTACAAGATCCAACAATACAAGGATGGCTGTATGATAATCCAGATAATGCTGATTTATGTGCTAGAGCTATTGATCTTTATAAAATAGATAAAGGTATTACTTCTAAAAAAAGTAAAGTTAAAACTGAAACTTTAAAGAAAGAAGCAGCTAAAGCTATAACTTCAACTAAAAAAGCAAATCAAGTAAATGTAACTGAAAAGAAAATTTGGAGTGTTGCAGAAATTTCTAAGTTAAAACCTCATGAATTTGATAAACACGAAAAAGAAATTATGTTAGCTAGAAGAGAAGGTCGTATAAAGCAATAAGTAAAAACTTAACTTAACGCTATAAGGAGAATAATATGGCAATATCAAGATCAAGTGGGTATAATAACCTACCTAATGATAATTTCATACCTGAAATTTATAGCCAGAAGGTTCAAAAGTTTTTCAGAACTGCTTCGGTTGTTGAAGATATTACAAACACCGACTACGCTGGAGAAATTGAAAATTTTGGTGATACGGTAAGAATTATTAAAGAACCTGTGGTCACTGTCGCATCATACACTCGTGGTGCTGCAATTGATACACAAAACTTAGCTGACGATCAAATTACATTGGTTGTTGACCAAGCAAATGCTTTTGCATTTAAAGTAGATGATATCGAAGAAAGACACTCTCATATTAATTTTGAGTCTGTTGCATCTTCATCTGGTGCTTATGCTCTTAAAAATGCATATGACAAAAACATCATCGCTGCAATGTTTGCTGGTGCAGGAACTACTGTTGGATCTGATGGATCTGGACAAGATGTAGGCACTTACGCAGAAGGTCTGTCTCTATCTGGTACACCAGAAATTGATCCAGTTAACATAATAGCTAACCATGCTAAAAGACTAGACTCTGCTGATGTTCCAATGGAAGGAAGATGGTTTTTAGCAAGCCCTGACTTCTACGAAGAACTAGGTAAAGCAAACAGTAAATTAATGGCTGATACTACTGGAGCTGCTGGACCACTAAGAAACGGTCAAGTATACAATGGAAAAATCCATAACTTCACAATGTATCAAACTAATAACTTTGCTGCGTCAAGCACATCTAATTACTTCAAAGTGCTTTCTGGACATATGTCTTCTACTGCAACTGCTAATCACATTGCAAAAATGGAAGTTGTAAGAGACCAGGAATCATTTGCTGATGTTGTTAGAGGCTTACACGTCTTTGGCAGAAAAGTTCTAAGATCAGACGCTCTGATTGCAGAACACATTTTAATTGATTAATAAGGAAGGAACAATACAATGGCAACATATGATCTTACTGCGAGTACTACTGCTACAGGTAGACCGTCAAGAATGAACCCAGGTGTAAGAACTCCTTACCTTGTGGAAAACACTGTAGATATTTCAAAAGTGAACAATTCTTCTGGAGCTGCTCAAAATGATTTACTACAAATAATTGATGTACCTGCTGAGACTTTAGTTTTACACGCTGGTATAGAAGTGCTTACTGCACTTTCTAGTAGTGTAACTTTAGACTTAGGTATGACTGACGTAGATAACTTTGTTGATGGAGATACAAATGCTACTGGTTACGCAACGCTAACTGCGACTGCTAGACCAGCACCAAATGCATCTGCTGATACAATTGATATCACAGTCTTATCTGCAGCCTCTACAGCTGGTAAAGTCCGAGTTTGGGCTATACTATGCGATGTGTCTGGAACTTACGAGACAGCAAGTAACGCATAAAAAAAATTAGAGGGGAGTCGTTAGACTCCCTTCTTCTATGGAAGGAAGTTATGGCAACTTACGATTTAAGAAAAAAATCAGAAGTTTCTACAGGACAAATAAAGAAACCTTTTTTTGGACAGACAGTTAGTTTAGAAGCATTTGATGAATTAGAAAAAAAAGTATTAGAACAAGATAAAAAATTAGATAAGATATTAGAACTATTAAGAGATTAGTATGAATTACCTACAACTTACAAACGCAGTATTAGCAGAACTTAATGAGGTGCAACTCACTTCTTCAAATTTTGCATCTAGTAGTGGTATTCAAACAACTGTAAAAGATATTATTAATAAGGCATTAAGAGATGTATATTCATCAGAATTAGAGTGGCCTTGGCTACATAGTGATAAAACACAAGTTACATACGCTGGACAAAAAGAGTACTCATTACCAACTGATTTTCGATCAGTTGATTTTGAGTCTTTTTATTTAGTGCCTACAGAATTAGTAACTAATTCTACTTTTGATAGTAATATAACTAACTGGTCAACAGTATCAGGATCACCAGCATATAACTCTGGTGGTAATGGAAGATTAAGATTAAATGCAGCAGCAGCTTCTGCAAGTTTATCTACAATAAAAAATAAAGAATATAGAGTACAGGTAAGAGTTATGGATACATCATCTGGTGGCTCTAGTTTAAAAGTACAAGTAGGAACATCAGCTGCAGGCACACAAAATTTAAACACAACTGTTACCGTAACAGATTTTGGTAATGGTAAAATATTAGATACAAAGTTTACAGCAACAGCATCTACAACACATATCACATTAGATAATGATGATTCTAATAATTTAGATGTAGATTTTGTAAAAGTATCAGAAAATATACCACCTAAAAAATTAGTGTATATAACTTATGATGATTACAGAAGAAGATTTTTATCAACAGCACAAACTAATAATAGTGATCATTATGGTACACCTGATTATGTATTTAAAACACAGGACGATAAGTTTGGTTTATACAGAGTTCCTGATTCAGATGGCTATACAATAAACTATGAGTATTGGAAAACACATTCTGATTTATCTGGATCAACAGATACTCCAGATATACCAGCTAGATTTCATGATGTAGTTGTAGCAAGAGCTAAATACTATATTTATAATCTTAGATCTGATCCACAGTTTACACAGTTTGCAGATAAAGATTTTAGAGAGGGTGTTAAAAGAATGAGAATAGAATTAATTAACGCACCAAGTGAAATGTTAGATACTAGAATAAATTTAGGGTATAATAGAAGGGGTGCAATTAGTGGCTGATACTTCACAGATATCACCTTTTGTATTTGGTTGCGGTGGAGGACTTGTACTAAACAAAGACTCATTTTCATATCAACCTGGAGAGTCAAAAGTATTAACTAACTTTGAGCCAGATGTAAATGGTGGGTATAAAAAAATATTAGGTACAACAAAGTATAATTCTAATATTGTGCCACAAGTTTCAGCATCTAGCGAACGAGTTGTAATGAGTGCACTATTTAGCGAAAAAGTTTTAGCAGCTAGAGGTGGTAGTATACATAGAGCAGGGACATCAGGTAGCTGGACATCTACAATAACTGGACTAGGAACACCTACTAGAAACTATGAGTTTAGAAAATTTAATTTTGATGGAACTGAAAGAATAATTATTACTACAGGAACTTCTAGCCCACAGCTTTTAACTGCAGCGTTTTCTGCATCAGTTGTAAATGCAACAGGTACAGCAAATTTTAAACATGTAGAAATATTTAAGAACCATATATTTTTTGCAGGTAAACCAACAGCCGAACAAGAAATAAGTTTTATGGGTCCGTTTCAAACTAATGATTTTACATCAGGTAATGGTGGCGGAGCAATAAAAGTAGATACAAAAATTGTAGGATTAAAAGTATTTAGGGATGCACTATTTATATTTGGTGAAGATAAAATATTTAAGTTAGTAGGTACTTCGTTGAGTGATTTTGCAATAGCACCTGTTACTAGAAAAATAGGATGTATAGATGGTGGATCAATACAGGAACTTGGTGGTGATATAATTTATTTAGCACCAGATGGATTAAGAACTGTAGCTGGTACAGAAAGAATTGGTGACGTAGAACTTGGTACTATATCTAAACAAATACAACAACGTATTGATGACATAACAACAGACAATATTAACTCTGTAGTAATTAGAAAAAAATCACAGTATAGATTATTCTATCCAACAACTGCTGGTGGTGAAGATTCTTCAAAAGCAATCTTAGCTGTAATTAAAGTTAACACTAACACAGGACAACTTGGATATGAGTATGCAGATATGATTGGATTAAAAGTATCATCAACTGATTCTGAATTTACTGGAGGTTCTGAAACTGTAGTAAGTGGGGGTTATGATGGTTATGTATATAAACAAGAATCAGGTAATAATTTTGCAAGATCAGCAACAACTACTGCAATAAAAGGCAGATATAGATCTCCTGACTTAACTATGGGAGATCCAGGTATAAGAAAAAATATGCAAAGAGTTATAGCAAACTACACTAATGAAGGCACAGTAGATGCTAGCTTACAATTAAGATATGACTTTGATGCTAACACTACACCACAGCCTTCAGCCGTATCAATTGGAACAGGTAACATACCAGCACTATATAATTCTGGTATATACGCAACTTCAGTATACGGACAATCAGGTATACCATTAGTAAGACAACATGTTGTGGGTTCAGGTTTTACAGTGGCTGTAAAAGTTACAGACGATAGTACAAACCCACCAATAAGTTTAAAAGGTTTTGAATTAGAATTTGTCCCAGGAGGAAGAAGATAATGGCAGGATATTCAGCTAGACAGAGTTCATATAGTGACGGTGATACTATCACTGCTGCACACACTAATGATGAATTTAATCAGATATTAGCAGCGTTTAATGTATCAACAGGTCACACACATGACGGCAGTACTGCTGGAGATGGTGGCCCTATATCTAAATTATTTAGTAATGCAATAACATTTGGTACAGGTGCCGATACAGATATTGCTATTACATTTGATGGCAATACATCTGATGGTGTATTAACATGGATGGAAGATGAAGACTACTTTCAGTTCTCTGATGATATACTATTAACAACTACAGAAAAATTACAGTTTAGAGATACTGCAATATATATTAACTCATCTACAGATGGACAATTAGATTTAGTAGCAGACTCAGAAATACAGATAGCAGCTACTACAATAGATATAAATGGTAACGTAGATGTATCAGGAACTCTTACAGTTGCTGGTGCAGTAGACTTTGGAGATGCGGCATTATCAAATGTAGGTGCAGTACAACTAGATTCAATAGCTGGAGATGGCGATACTAATACAAGTATTACATTTAGTGGCTCTGATGTTATTACAATAACAGCAGGAGGAGACGCTCAGTTTACATTTAACAATGGTTCTATTGTTCCTTCTGTAGATGATGATATTGATCTAGGTACAAGTTCATTAGAGTTTAAAGATGCATTTTTTGATGGCACAGTAACAACTGATGCTCTAGTTGCAGACACAGCAGATATTAACGGTGGTACAGTAGATGGTGCTATTATTGGTGGCAGTAGTGCTGCTGCAATAACAGGTACAGCAATTACTGGTACTAGTTTTGTTATAGGTTCTGCAAATATATCTGAAGCAGAGTTAGAAACTATAGATGGCGTAACTGCAGGAACAGTAGCTGCTTCTAAAGCAGTTGTTGTAGATTCTAATAAAGATATTGGATCATTTAGAAATATTACACTTACTGGTGAATTAGATGCAGGCTCTTTAGATGTATCAGGAGATGCTGACATTGATGGCACTTTAGAGACTGATGCTTTATCTATAAATGGAACTGCAGTAACATCAACAGCAGCAGAATTAAATTTAGTAGATGGCATTACAGCAGGAACTGTTTCAGCTTCATTAGCTGTAATTGCAGATTCTAATAAAGACGTAACAGGTTTTAGAAATATAACATTAACTGGAGAACTTGATGCAGGTTCTTTAGATATATCTGGTGATGCAGATATTGACGGAACTCTTGAAGCTGATGCAATCACTATTGGCGGAGTAACACTAGCAGAAACTATTTCTGATACTGTTGGTGCTATGGTAAGTTCTAACACAGAAACAAATATTACAGTTAGCTATGATGACAGTGATAATACGTTAGACTTTGTTATAGGCACTTTAAACCAAGACACTACTGGTACAGCTGCTAATGCAACTCATGTTACTGTTACAGATAATGAAAGCACTAATGAAGAAAACCTCATACCTTTTATTGAAGATGCTTCTGCTACAGGTAATGTCGGTTTAGAATCAGATGGTGACTTTGCATATAATCCAAGTACAGGTACAGTTTCAGCTACTATATTTAAAGGTAACATTGATGCAGTTGATGGAGACTTTGATGGAACACTAGAGGCTGATGCCATTACAATTGGTGGTGTTACTTTAGCTGAGACAATATCAGATACAGTTGGAGCAATGGTTAGTTCTAATACTGAAACTGGTATATCTGTAACATATGATGATAGTGATAATACACTAGACTTTGTTATTGGTGCTGGTGCTATTGTAAATTCAATGCTTGCAGATGATGCTGTGGGTGCTGATGAGTTAGCTGCTAATGCAGTTGTTACTGCTTCTATTGTAGATGACAATGTAACACAAGCTAAAATTGCAGATAATGCTGTAGGTGCTGACCAATTAGCTGCAAATGCTGTAGTTAATGCTAGTATTGCTTCAAGTGCTGCTATTGCAGATAGTAAATTAGCTACAATATCTACAGCAGATAAAGTTTCAGCAGCAGCTATTCAAGTAGATGGAGCTACAGATGGAACAGGAATTACTATAGCTGATGCAGATAAATTAATAGTAGATGATGCAGGAGCTACTAAATATGTAAATGCTTCTCAGCTAAAAACATACGCATCTGGTGATGGAGCATCAAAAGGATTCGCAGTCGCTATGGCGATCGCATTATAATATAGGAGGATATATGGCACAAGATTTTGAATCAAATGGTAAGAGAATTACAAACTCTGCTACCACTATAGTCACAGCAAATAGTGACGATGCTATAGTAGGTCTTCGGTTTGCTAATATTTTAACAACTACAGATACACTTGATGTATTTATTACAGATGCTGGCGATAGTGATACTGCCAGATATTTAATAAAAGGCGTAAGTGTACCAGCTACTTCATCTATTGAAATAGTTCAAGGTGGTTCTAAAATAGTTATGCAAAATGGAGATGTACTAAAGGCACAAAGTGGTACAGCAAATGGTTTTGATTGCTGGGTTAGTCGAGTAGACGCAATTAGTGAATAAGGAGATATTATGGCACAAGAAGAAGTAGGAGGTCCATTATTTGTAGGATCAGGACCTGCATCAGAGCAGATACCTGAACATGATTCTACAGTGGATGAAAATCAAACAGTTGGCAGTGCAGTTGTTGCAGGGCCAATAACAATTAATGCTGTGGTAACAATCACAGGAAACATGGTGGTAATATAATGGCTGGTGTACAAATAGACGGTGTAAATAATAAGATCGACTTTGATGACGATCAGGATACCAGTATATCTGCTAATACAGATGATACGTTAGTAATAGAAGCTGGTGGTAACACCCTAGCTACTTTTACCGCAACTACTCTTACTATTAATGACGGCACTACAATCACAACTGCTGATAACACAGATACACTTACATTAAAATCAACTGATGCTGATGGTAATTCTGGTCCAATTTTAAGACTAAACAGAGATTCAGGCTCTCCAGCAGATGGAGATGTTATCGGTGAAATTCATTTTAACGCAGATGATGATGCTGGTAATACAACATCATTCTTCTCTATGTCAGCAAACATAAGAGATGCTTCCAATGGTGATGAAGATGTACAAATGGTATTTAAAGGTTTTCGTGGCGGTAGTAATGTAAATTATTTAGAGTTTGATGGTGACCACGTTGTCTTTAACGAAGGCTCTGCTGACATAGACTTCCGAGTAGAATCTAATGGTGATGCTAATAGATTTGTAGTAGATGGTGGAACTGATACTGTATTATTTGGTACTGCTACTGCTGACACAATAGGTGGAGATGTTGTTGCCAATCAAATATTTGGAAATGGAGCCGCTACTGGTGCTTTATCTATAGTTAGAGGAGTAGCTTCTACAGCATCAGGTTCATTAGTTTTTGGTAAAACTAGAAACACTACCTATGGTTCAAGAACTGTAGTTCAAGATGGAGACCGTTTAGGTAATATAATTTTTCACGGAGACGATGGTTCTGATCTAAATTCTCAAGGAGCTATAATTGCCGCAGAGGTTGATGGTACACCTGGTAGTAATGATATGCCTGGCAGACTACTTTTTTTAACAACTGCTAATGGTGCATCTTCATCAACTGAAAGAATGAGAATTGAAGAAGATGGTCACGTTGCTATTGGTCACACAACTACCAACAGAATGTTTTTAGTTAAAACACCTGCAAGTTATTCTGAATATGCTGTTCAGTTTGATAATGCTAGCTCATCTGCACCTTATGGAATACTAAACAATTATTCAGGTGCGGCTCCCGATACAGGAAGTGATAATGAATTTTTCATAGCTATGGACACTGGTGCTACTAGATGCACAATATTTTCAGATGGTGATATAAAAAATCACGACAATAGTTATGGTGCTTTATCAGATGAAAGAATTAAACAAGATATAAGAGATAGTAATTCACAATGGGACGATATTAAGGCTGTTAAAGTTAGAAACTTTAAAAAGAAAGATGATGTTAGACAGTATGGGGATAATGCTTGGGAACAAATAGGTGTTATAGCACAAGAGTTAGAAACAGTATCTCCTAAACTTATACGAAAACACAACCCTAATCCTTGTGATATAATTTCTAATGCTGAGTTTGGAACTCTTTATACTTCTGATGATTCTGAAACTCAAGACGCAGTTTTATATTCATCTGATGACCAAGAAGTTATCAATGGTGATAAAAATGTTGGAGATATTAAAACTCCATCTACAAAACAAATTGGTGATGTTAAAGAAATTAAAGAACAAGTTAAATCTGTTAATTATTCTGTTCTTTATATGAAAGCCATCAAAGCATTACAAGAAGCTATGACCAAAATAGAAGATTTACAAGCAAGAGTAACAACATTAGAAGGATAAATTATGAGTGAAATAAGAGTCGATACTATATCAGAAAAGACATCAACATCTGGTGTAACTATAGATAGTCTATTAATTAAAGATGGTGGCTGTGCAGCTTTAGATGCTAAACCAGCAGTATTAGTAACAAACTCAGGCAACCAATCTATAGCAAATGCTACTAATACATTAGTGACCTTTGACACAGAAACTATAGATACTGATAGTGCGTTTGCAAGCAATACCTTTACCGTACCTTCAGGAGAAGGTGGTATGTATGGTATATTTGGTTTTGGTGGCATGCAAGGCATAGACGCAGGTGAATTTACACAGTTAAGAATTTATTTAAATGGTTCTGCAAACAGTTTTTTTGAGAACAGAATGACTTCTCATGCAACAGACACAGAAGTAAAATATAGTGGTGGTGGTTTTTTAAATTTAGCAGCTACTAATACAATCAAAATGTATTGGTATCAAAACAGCGGAGACTCACAAAATTTAACTAACGCTGCTTTATACATTTTTAAATTAGGAGGAACATCATAATATGGCACAGTTATATACAAAAGTGTGTTTATACTTAGAAGCTAATTCTAAAACATGGGATGATACAAAAATTGTATTACAAGATGATGGTAGTGGATCTTATATTAAAGAATGGAATATAGATGGTCTTGCAAAACCAAGTGATACTCAATTAAATTCTTATGAGTCAGCAGGTAACATTGTTGACGCAAACAATTTAGTAAGAAAAACTAGAAAAAAAGCATATGGAGATATTGGTGAACAACTTGATGAAATATACAAAGACATTGATGCATGGAAAGCACGTATCAAACAAATTAAAGACGATAATCCAAAGGAATAAACTATGACAAGTGAAATAAAAGTAGATACTATATCAGAACAAACGTCAGGCAGTGGTGTAACTATTGATGGTGTATTAATTAAAGATACTACTATTGATGTTAATGGTACTGCTGGTGCATTAATTTTAGATACTGATGCTGATACAAAAATACAAGCATCTACAGATGACAACATAGAATTTTTTACTGCTGGTAAAAAACAATTTAATTTAACTAATTCTGGCTCTGTACAAGCCTTTAGAGACGGTGGCACAACTTTTGGCCCAAGTTATCTTGGTCAACATCAAAGAGGCACAATTGCGTCTCCGTCTATTGTTCAAAGTGGCGATAGATTAGTTGAGTTTAAATCTACTGCTTATGATGGCACTGCTTATATAGATGGCCCACGCATATCTTTTAGAGTAGATGGCACACCAGGTGATGACGATATGCCTAGTAGAATAGAGTTTCAAACAGTGCCTGATGGCTCTAATGCTTTAGCTGAAAGAATGAGAATTACGAGTGATGGTAGAGTTGCAATCGGCACCACAAGTCCACAAACTACTTTACACCTTGAAGCAACTGCACCTATTTTAAGAATATCTGACTCCAACAGTACCTCGGAAGATGATGCTGTTAGTAAAATTCAATTTTATGATAGGAACAATACAGATTTAAATGCTGAAATTATTGCAGGTGACGGGTCTTTATCAAATTTAATTTTGTCAGCTCATAATAATAGAGCGGTAATAGCACAAACTAATGGTAATAATGAAAGATTCCGTGTTCACGGAGATGGTACATTATCAACAGGTGGAGAGACTGTTACTGATGTTAATGTTGGTGGTTTGACTTTACAAATGAACGCTGGTGATGGTGGTTTTATGACTGGTAAATCTTCTGATGTTGCACACGGAATGACAAATATTGCAGAAACCGATACTTTTTTTAGACTAGCAAAAGAAAATGATACTGGTGGCGGAGTTGAATTACGAGGGCTAAGTGAAACTGATGATGCTGGTATTACTTTAGATGGTATCGTAGTTAATCGTGATAGTGGAACTAATACATCTGCAAAAGCACCTGTTAGTATAAATGCAAGAAAGAAAAATGGCACAACTACACAGTCTATGGACGATGTTGATAATATGCTTGTTGTTAGAGATTCAGGCACAACTCGTTTTATTGTTAAAGGTGATGGTGAATTACATAACGATCAGACTGCTACTGTTGGTACTTTTGATACTTACGAAGATGCTCAACTAGTTCGTGCTTATGATTTAACGCACGGCAAAGGTGTAATTAATTCTAAGTTTGATGACTTTATAAAATATAATCACGAAGATTTAGCTAAAGCAAATCTTGTTGGTAGAGAGCCTGATGGCACTCCAAATCATTTTGTAAATATTACAGGGTTTCAAAGACTTCACAATGGTGCTATTTGGCAACAATACGAAAAGCATCAACGACTAGCAGAGGCAGTATATGAGATGGCAAAAGAGACGTTAGGCGCAGATAAAGCCGATGCAATATTAAAAAAACATGATATAAAACTATTAAACTAAGAGGACTAAAAAATGGCAATAACAGCAAATATGACAACACATGATGGAATAGCATTAACCGATGTATATCTTAGAGTTTCATCTACATATGTAAAAAAAATACCAGAAACAGATAGTGAAGGTAACACTTCAAAAGTTTGGAAGCTAGTCTATGATGTGCTTATCTATAAAGACAAAGCCACTCGTGATGATGCAACTAAAGAGCAATCTATGCGTATTAAAAATCTTCACGTAGATCATTTTAAAATTGACTACAGCTTAGATGCAACAGATAATCCTGTTAAACTTGCATATGCAGATTTAAAAACTAATAGCCAGTTATCGAACGTTAAAGACGCATAAAATGGACATGGAGCCAAAGACAGAGAGAGAACATATTATATCCCTTCAGGGACACATTACAGGTGTTAAAAAAGACATAGCTGTAATTAAAGATAATCATCTAGCACACCTGGATGAAAAGATTTCACACGTTCATGAGGACGTAGAGAAGTTGGGTGGCAAGATAGATAAGATCTATTGGGTAGTTCTAACCACTGTGGGGGCTGTGGCATTAATGGTATTAGAGACTTTATTGGGTATGATGTAGTATGGCAAAGAAATGGAAGTCCCATACAGAACATGAAGCAGTGCATAAAGGAACATCTATAGGACGCAACCCTATAACAAGTACAATGAACAAAAAGAAACGAGCAAGTTTTAAGAAATATAGAGGACAAGGAAAAAGATAATGGCAGAGACAACAACAGAGCAAACAGAAGTTCAAGGTACAGCAGTACCAGAGGCATCTCAAGCTATACAAGAAGTAGTAGGAGGTTTAGTAAACCAGCCTCAAGCAGTGCCAGGAAGTGCAATTAATCCTACATTAATTAATCAAAAAACTGGCGAAGCAATGGTAACTTCAGGTGTAACTAATACTTTACCTACAATATTACCTCAAAACGCAGTTCTAACTCCACAAACTGCAACTGTGGGGCAAAGCACTACAGCAGCAGGAACCATGACTACTCCAACAGCCACACAGATGACTGTTGATACCACAGGAGCAGCGGCACAAGCACAAGCTGCACAGATGAATGCACTAACACAACCTGCAGTAGGAGCGTCTGGATCTATTACTCAACAGGCAACCGTTCAAGGCCAACTTGCAAATATTACACAAGACATTGAAGCATCACTTGCGGCAGGAACGCCATTACCTGCATTTGCTAGAGGTGCATCTAAAATGGCTATGGCAGCTATGGCACAAAGAGGATTATCTGCTAGCACTATAGCAGCTGATGCAGTAGCTGAAGGTGTACTTAGAGCATCTACACAAATTGCAAAAGCAGATGCTGATAGCTATAAGCAAATGATATTTCAAAATTTAAGCAATAGACAACAGGCAATGATGACTAATGCTCAAAATTATTTTCAAATGGATTTATCTAATCTTAATAATAAACAACAGATATCTATGGCAAATGCACAGATGACTCAACAAAAATTATTATCAGATCAATCTGCAACAAACGCTGCAAGACAATTTAATGCACAAAGTCAAAATCAAATAGATACATTTTTTGCTAATGTAAATAAAGATATAGCAGTTAATAATGCAGCTCGTTCTGATGCCATGAAACAGTTTAATCAATCTGAAGTTAACAAAATTACAGCTACAAATGCTAAAAATGCTATAGCTGTTAGTGAGGCTAATGCTGCAAGAAAAGCTGCTATAGATGAATTTAATGTAACACTAAGAGATTCACGAGATAAATTTAATGTTGAGAACCAAAGAATAATAGATCAAAGTAATGTTGAATGGAGACGTTCTATTAATACAGCAAATACTGCTGCAACAAATGCAGCCAATCAAACTAATGCCCAAAACTTATTAGATCTTAGTAACTGGGCCATGAACTCTATGTGGCAGCAATGGAGAGATGAGGCTGACTGGGCAAATACAACTGCTGATAACGCAAAAAATAGAGCACATAATATGGCTGTAGCCGCTATGGAAAGATCCACTGAATTTGATATTATGGATGAGGCACAAAAAAATAAACTATTAGCACTAGTTGGGGCATTTGCTTCAACTCTTTTTGATTAGGAGGACAAATGGATTTTTTAAAGGGTATATGGGATAGTGCGGTTAGCTATGGAACCGAAATACTTAAAGATGTAGACTGGAAAGAAGCTGCAGAAAAAGCAGGTAAATATTTATATGAAGATTATAAACAACAAGAAAAAGATAGCGGAACAAGACCACGGGTTAATTTAGCTGGTAGGTATAGTCTAGATGTTAGAAGCCCTTCAGGTTCTAGAGGAACACAGGCTATACAAAGTGGTGCAGCAAATGCTGCAGCAGTTCATGCATCAAGATGGTCAGCAATTTTACAAAGAGCTAGACGTGAAGCGCAAGGAACAAGCGTTAACCCATACAGAACTATAACATCAAGAACATATATGAAACGACCGAAGGAGTTAGGCTAATGGTTGATATACCAGATCAAGAATACGATATATTTAATGCGCCTATTAATGGGCAATCATTAACTGCAGAGCCTAAAAAATGGCCTTGGGATAGACCTCCTAAGTACGCAGATTTTGAGCAAGCATTAGATATGACAATGGAAAAATTATTTAAACCTGAACAGTCAGAAAAAGTTTTAACTATGTTAGAAGCAGGCGTACCAGTTGAAGGTATAGCTAGAACAGTTGTTTTTTCTGGATTTATGAATGGTCAATATACGCCTGATGTTGGTTTTATGATGGCAAAAAATGTACTTGAAGCAATACTAACTATAGGAGTAATGGGTAAAGTAGATAATTTAAAAGTTGGATTAGGAAATAGAGATACTGAAGATTTAGAATTTAAATCAAGTATGAACCAATTAGATTTAGCAAATAGATTAGCACAAAAAACAGAACAAGATTTTGAAAAAATAGAAAAAGTTGAAGAAGATAAACCAGAACAAAATCCAGCTATGGGCTTAATGGCTAGGACAGAACCAAAATCAGAAATAGAATTAGGGACAGAAGAGGAAAAATAAAATGGCAAATGGATTAATGGCAATGTTAGAAGGCGGACTTGCGGGTCTTACTGAAGAAAAATTTGGAAAGATTGATAGAGAAAAGCAACAAATAGAAGACGCATTTAAAGATAAAGATGAGTTTTACAATAATATGGTAAAAAGCACAATGAATATTGTAAACAATAACTATTCTAGAATTGGAGAAAAACCTCTTGATGCAGCAGATAATTTTGACAGAATACTAAATGAGTATGGCCAAGATAAATTAGAAGAATTAAATTTACTTGCTAGATCTAGGCCTTTTCTATTTGAAGGTAATTTTAAAGAAGTAAAAAATAATGTAGAAAAGTTTTTATTAAGCCCCACATTACCTGATATAAGTCCAGAGGGTGTTACTAGAGTTAGAGACGTTCAAACTGAAGGTGGTTATAGAACTATAGATCAAACAGCACCACAAGAAATTTTAGGAACAAGCACAAGTGAAATATGGAGAAATAACTATAAAAGTATGGTTACAAATGTGCAAGAAAGTTTAGCAGATGCAGCTGGGCCAAACTCTGCAAAACTAATGGTAGGTGATTTTATTCCAGGAGAAGGTGCTCAAGAACGTTTTGAGTCTCGTAAGATGTACGAAGAGTTTCGTGGTGAAGACATGATGACTACAGATGAGTTTGTAAAAAATCAAACTTCAATAGCTCAAAGAAAATTATACGAACAACCTAGTGCTTTATCTTCACAAGATTTTTTAAGAGTTGTAAACTTTGTAGACATGCCAACATACGATACAATGTTTAATGGTTACATGCAAGAGTATAGAGGAAATGCACAAGCTGCAGAATTATCCACATTAACAGATGCAATATATTATAGAGATAAACTAAAAACTCAAGGCTACTTTGGTGAAGATGGAGAGCCTGATGAACTTGTTAGAATGGGGGTAATACCTAATAATACTATCATTGGTATTATAACAAGAGATCCTGCTGCACAAATTGCAGAAAAAAGACTAATAGAAAAAGTTGCTGTTGATCAAAATTTACAACAAATGAAATTTGCCTATGATCAATATAAACAAGATCCTGAAGGTTATATAAATTCAAATGGAGAAGAAGCTGCGACAACAGCATTATCAAATTGGGAAAATGTTACAGAACAAACTTATCAAGAAGCTGTAGCTTTAGTAGGGCAAACAGGATACTATGACATTGAAAAAAAATTTTTAAGTGCATATTCTCCTATTGACTATCCAGACTATACAAAAGTTAATACAAAAGAGTATGGTGAAATTGTAATTTATCCTATTTCTGCAGAAGGTTATGTTAAAATATTAGATGCTAAAAATCCTAATCCAAATGAACCTTTAGATTTTTTTAAAGTTGAAAACATAACTAAGATAGAACGGGGCGGCAATCCTAATAAAGAATTAAATATATATTATAAACCAGAATTAGGATATAATGTTCAAACAAATAGTAATCCTCAATTTGATCAATTAAATGCTATACTAGATATTAATGATCCATTTAATTTAAATAGAAAATTAGGAGCACCAATTCAAGAATTACCTATTGTTCCTGGTGCAGATCCAAAACTAGAAGAAGAAAAAGAAGAGGAAGAAAAACAATCAAGATTTGAAAAAGATGGTCAGCCTTATGAATTAACTAAAGCAGAACAAAAAAGATTCTCAAAAAATGGCGTACTTCCTGAAGGTGTTACAGATGTAGGAGGGCCAAAAACTTTTTCAGAAATTTTTGATATGGGCGCAGAAACATTTGAAAAAGACGGCAAGCCCTATAAACTAACTAGAAAACAAATGAGAGATTACCAGGCAACAGGCGAATTACCCGAAGGTGTTACCGTAGCAGAATAGGAATAATAATGGTTTTATCAGTTGATAGTTTTCTTCCTCTTGAAAAAGATGAAGAGAAAAAAAGTAAACTAACATTCGATAGTTTTTCTAAATCCAATTCGTATGATTCATCATATTTATTTGGAGATGATAAAGTAAACTTTAATCGTGATGATATATATACTATACAAAATAAATTAGGCACTTCAAAATTACCTTTTGTTGAAGGTGATGACTATGATCAAAGTAAAATAGAACCTGGTAAAGCAGCTAGATATGGCTGGTATCAAGGTTGGTCTGGTGCATTATATACTTCATCAGGTATTCCTGGATGGTTTGATAGAGGGTTAGATGGTATAGTTAATTTTTTTGGTGGTGATGCAGATAAGTGGGCATATGACTATTACTATGGAGAAGATTTTGCAAAAGATAATGGTATTCTTACAGATCAAGATTACAATGATGTTAGTAAAAAATTAAATAGTAAAGTATTATTTAGAAATAACAAAGAGATGCCAGGAGAACCTGGATCTTTTAAACGTGCAACTTTTCATGCACTTGCAACTATAGACCAATTTGAAAATTATCTTAAAGATAAATCTTATGGCATGCGCCCAGAAGAACAAGACTGGTATCAGGGATTTAAACCACAAGGCATTTTAGAAAAAACAATTAGTGGTTTTGCTAGTGCGCCTGCAATTATACCTACTATTGGTTTAGCAACATATTTAACTAGAAGTCCTATGGCAGGATTTGCACTTGTTAGTTTTTTAGATTCCTATGAACAAGATTTTGCAGATGTTTTTTGGAATACAGGACTTGGTGCTATTGAAGGTAAAGCATTTGGTGCTGTAGTAGGATCTAATCTTACTTGGAAAGGTAAGGCTGCAGGTTTTGCTGCTATAGGCGCAAGTAGTGCTGGCATACATGGTGGAGAATTTGATGACGTTGTATCTGGTGCTATCGTTATGGGTGCCTTTGGTGTGCCTTGGTTAAGTAAAGGATTAGAGGCTACAGGATTTAGACAAAGAGTAGACCCTAACGTAGCTGCTCTTGAAAAGATGGGTGATAAAATTATTGAAATTAGAAAAGGATCAGAAGAAATTGCTAACACTATTCAAAGAACAGATTTGCATAAACAAATAGATGGCATAACTGATTTTACCATAGATAAAAAAGCCTCTGGTTTTGTTAGAGAAACTAAAAGAGAAGTTTTAGAAATTGATCCACGAGTTCAAGAAAAAAGAAAAAGTATTTCTTCAGACTATAGTGAGCGTGGCAATCTAGAAAAACTTATACCTACTAAAAAAACAAAACGTCAAATAGAAAAAGGTCAAGACGTTATAACATTTAAAAGACAAACTGCAGAGTCTAAAGAGTATAACCAACCTATAGACAGAGTAAAACCTTTTGAGGATATAAGAGAAACAAGACAAGATTTAAAATTAGAAGAACAATTAAAACTAGAAGAGACTGCTAAATCTGAAAAAGAAAAAAGAAAACCTGTATTCGAAGAAGTACTGGTCGAAAGAGATACAGTATTTAGAGATGGAGAGTTATTAGATGTCTATGTAAAATTAGATGGTAAAGGTAAAGTAATAGGAACAGCAGATTATATTACAAGAACTGAAGGTTTTGACCCTGTTAAAACAGATTTATATGAGGGTTTAGTAATGAAAGCTACTGCAGAATCTGCACCCACTTCAAAAACAAATACTGTTGCTTTTGCAGAACGATTTGGATTTAAGATTGGAGGAGATGGTGCAGTTATAGCTAAGTTATCTGATCTTGTAAAATTAAAAGAGGATAAAGGTACTAGAATAAAATCAACTAAAGACTGGTTAAATAAAGCAATAGTAGATACTACAAAAATAAAAACTACTCTTGAAACTCAATTAAGTAAAAGAGTTAATGACTATAGTAAAGTTTTAGATAGAACAACAGATACAGCTAATAAAGTTTTTTCTGCACTACTAGATAAAGATGCATTTAAAAATGTTGGATTGTCCCAAGAAAAAAGCGGAATTGAAGTAGACCATCTTATATATAGTTATAAAATGGATGGCTCTAAATCTCGTAAGAAAGGTAAAGATGGTAGGCCACAAGAAAAAGATATAAATGAAAAAAATGTATCTGGCGTATTTAAAATGTTAAATGATGGTTTACGTTTTACAGAAACATATATAAATCCTCCAAAAATGATAGGTGGTATTGAGAGTAGCCGATTAATTAAAGCCTATGTATCTGCACTTGAAAAAATGAATTATGAAACGCAAGCATTAATAAACCTTGTTGATTACAAAAAAAGAGTTGTTACAGAAAAAGGCGATGTTTTTGATCAAAAGTATATCTTTGAAGAAGGTGCTGGAGTAAAAGGAATACGTTCTGTTGTAAGCACAGCCTTAAATGATGTTGTTGTTCAGCGTGGACTTGATGGTGCTATGACAAAATTTGAAGCTCTTATACAACGTGGGGGTAAAGAAGGTATAAATTCTGCTTTAAAAATTATGAGGGCTAGAATTGACCGTGATAATATAATGTATGATTCTGCTATTAAAAATGTTACAGGTAAAGATAGAACTAGTGCAAAGATAGAAAAAGAATATTTATCAAAAAATTCTGATGGTACATTTAAATATCAAATGACATACGAAAGAATGCAAAAAGAGTTTAAATTAACTAAAGAAGAAATAGATATAATTAAATTAATGGATCAAGGCTTGTATCTTAAAGCCTTAATATATAATAATGCTGTTGGTAAATTTAAATCACAAGATTCTAAGCCAATACAGATAAGGCCAAACTATGATCCTCGTTCTTGGTTTGGTTTAGAAAGAGCATTTATAAAGGCTAAAGAAAAAACAACATTAGAATCTGGACAGATAATGAATAAAGGGGATACTGTTGCAGTAATACCTGGACATACTAGGCCTGAGTTAAATAGGTTTATGAAAGTATTTTTACAAAGAAATCCAGAGTTTGCAGATACCAGTAAATTTTCTGTTAATAAATTTAGAAAAAATGAATACGGGGAAAGAACAGGACAACCTTTAATAGACGCATTTTTAACAACACATGAATACCATAAGTTATTACCTGCAGATGTTGTATCTAAAATTCGTAAAGTAGAATCAGAAGTAAGAGCAAAGAATAGATTTTTTGTAGCCCCTGTGCAAAGAAAAGGTGTTAGGGGAGCTGCTGGTGAACAGCCAGGTATGGAAGGTTTACAAAATTATATAAGAGCACACAAAGATTATGGTAGAGGTGCAATTAGAGCTGCTAAAGGTATGGAGTTTAGGCATAACTGGGAAATACATTTAAATAGTGAAATAGGACAACGTTGGAGAAAAGACTTTCCTAATCAAATGAAAGTTATAGAAATGTATTTAGATAATGCATTAGGTAGAAATGATGCTGCTGTAACAAAAGTTATAAATAAAACTGTAGATGTTATAGGGGAAAATTTTAGAAACATGGTAGGCAATGTGCCATTGTTAAATAAACTACCAGATGCTATTTTAACGGCTAACAAAATAACATTATATTCTAAATTATTATTTTGGAATGTTAGATTTATGTCTGCACAAGTTGTTCAGCCTTGGCAAGTTGTTATACCAAAATTAGAACAATTAAAAGTAGACTACAATATTAAAGGCAGTACATCTGAGGCATTAGCAAGAGGATCTTATGAAATATTTTTTAGATCGGATAAAGAATTTGTAAAGGCATTAGGTGTTGCAGTAGAACGTGGAGTTATTGATCAAAAGTTTTTAAAAGAGTTTAATGATTATATACAATCAGGAGGTTCAGTTAGAACGCCTGGCCAAAGAAAAATAGAAACTATGTTAGATGCAACTAGTGGTAAGACAGCTAGTGGTGCATTAGAAAGATTTAGTAGATTGCAATCGTTTGCATTTATGTATTACTTCTTAAAGAGTGGAAAACGAGATAAAGAAGTTGGTAAAAAACAAATGATAGAAGAAGCAGGTGAATTAAGTAATAATCTAATGGTTGAATATGATTATAAGAATCGTGCATTTTTATATGGCAATAAAGGTTTAGGTGCTTTAGGATCATTTATTGGATTATTTAAAACATTTCAACATAACTATTATGGTAAAACTGCAGAGTATGTAAGAACTTGGGCAAGAAATGGATTTAAAAAAGGTGCAGAACCTTTACTATTTCATATATACTCACAGATATTTACCGCTGGTTTATTTGGTTTGATGGCTATTGAACAAGCTGATGCCTTAGTAGATTGGATGAATGGTGTACTTTCAAGTTATGGTAAAGAACCCATGTTTACAACACCAAGTGATTTAATTTTAGTTTCAGATTTACCTACATCTGCAAAATTTGGATTACCTTCTGCTGCAATGGGAGGAGATATGTCATCTACATTAGCTGCTCCTGGTATGGGATTGGCTGATATATTTAGTTTTCCGTCTATGGATTATCTATTTGGTTTAATGAATAGTAACAATTCAGGTATAGTTGGTGAAGGATTTAATTTTATAGGCAAGACTGTGGCTGGTTCTATGACTGATGCAGACGTATATAAATTTTTAAAAGTCACTGCACCTCCAGTATTACAAGGTGAGATCGATAGACGTTGGGGAGTAAACGTAACACAAGAAGGCGACCTTGTTCCAAAACCAGCTATATCTTTATTTGGTAAAGAGGGTATATTTAATCCATGGAGAGAAGATCCAAGAGCAACTGTTCATGATGATGTATCTAACGTATTCTATGAAAAAGTAAAAGATAAGTATGTTATTAGAGATCCATATAAAGGAATGCGTGGTAAAATTAAAAGAGATGCAGAAGGATTTTTATACAAATATTTATCTGGTAAAAGTTTTGAAGAGAGTTTAGTATTAAAGGCTATTTATGCTAACAATAAAATAAGTAGAAATATTAAAACTAAAAAAGAAGCTATGGTTGTAGGCGCATCTTTAGAATTACTTAACCAAAGATATACTACAGCAATGTTTTATGTTGAGGCTTTGATTGCTCAAGGTTATACATATGATGAAGCTATGAAAAAAATATTTAATAGAATGGAAATGATGAACAATACAGTTATTGATAGAATTAAAGGACTGGATAAACCATCAAAAATGAAACAAAGCAGTTTCTTATTGGATGTACTACACAATAATAGATTAGATGATAGCTACATTCCAGGATCTGCATATGATTAAAGGAGATAAAAATGCCATTTGAAATGATAACCATGCTAGGGTCTACCGTACTTGGTGGCATCATGAGTATATGGTCACAAAGCATAAAAGCAAAACAAGCAGAACAAAAGATGTTATTGCAACGAGCTGAAGTACAGACTGCAGCTTTTAAAGAAGCAAGAGAATATGAGAACGTAGGATTTCAGTGGACTAGAAGGATCATAGCATTAACTGCTATATTCGCTATTGTAGTTCTACCTAAGATACTACCATTAATTAGTCCTGATGCTCATGTTATTGTAGGATATACAGAATGGAAGCCAGGCTTCTTATTCTTTGAAGGTAAAGATGTAATGCAGTGGGTGCCTATGGCGCATAAAGGTATAGTGATTACCCCACTAGATACTAACTTAGTTGCGGCTATTATAGGCCTATACTTTGGAGGATCGCTAGTTAAAAAATAATGTATTGGGTAATTACGGTAATGCTAATGTTTCATGGTACAGATGTACTAGTGGAGAGAGAATATAAACTTAAACAGTTTAATGACGATTGGAGTTGTCATGAATATATTCACGAGAATAAAATTGATCTGTTAAAACAACATGTTCTTGACTACCCTAACCAATTAAAAAGTTTTGAATTTTATTGCGAAAGCAGATACGGAGAAGAAGTATGATAAGAAGTATAGGCATAGCTGTAATAATTACAGTATGTATGTTGTGGGCCTTTAGCGCATTAATGGATTCTGCTATGGCAGACGTAACTGGTGCTGGTAGTACCACAAATGATCAGGTAACTTCTGGATCATCATCAAGTAATACGGCTATAACAGGAGGATATCACAGTGAAGCAACAACAAACTATCAATCAGGATCTTCTCAAAATACAACCACAACCAACACAACCAACAACAATAACAACTCCTATACAGGAGACACTAGAACTGTGCCTTCAGCATCTGCTCCTGGCATCTCTGCTATGTCTCAAGATCTGTGTACTGTTGGCGTTGGTATAGGAATACAAAAGCCACTTATAGGCGGCAGTATTGGTATTACTAAACGTGATATGAATTGTGAACGTATGAAACTGGCTAAACTTCTTTTTGATTTTAATATGAAGGTTAGTGCTGTTGCTATATTATGTCAAGATGCAAGAGTATTTCAAAGCATGGTCATGGCAGGCACACCTTGTCCGTTCCAAGGAAAGATAGGTGATGAAGCTCTAGCTGAATGGAATAAATATGATCAGCAAAGACCAGACTACGAAGAATATACTAAGGCTCTTAATTATATGCAAAGAGTTGATAATAAAATTGCAATAGAATTAGAACAAGAGGCTAACCCAGATGAACAAATTATTACTGACGGTAACGGCAATCGTATTAAACTCGGTAACGATTAGTGCGGATACTGTTGTAGTCATACCTGACACGCCCAATGTGGGAGATTTTACTACTGTTACAACTGTGACAACAGGTAATCCTGTTACTAGTAATAACTTGATAAGCCAAGATTTTGCTGATGGTACTTGGAATGGTACTATGTTTCCAGATAATTCTGATCTCAATCACTCAACTTGGTTAACTGGTAAAGAGGGTAAGTATGCAGAAACTTCAATAGACTCAGAAGATTATGTTTCACTAGAAGAACTAAAACTAGGTTTTACTTCAAACTTTATGGCTAATATCAGGTGGTGGAATCAGGTTGAATCTACTGTTACCATGACACAATCTATTAGTAATGGTATCGACACCACAACACAAAGCACAACTTTTGAAGATACTACAAACTCTAGCTATCAGGTAAATCCATATGGTAATACTTTAGTAGTTAATCCTGATGCCAATATGACACACGGCACGGCAACCTATAGATTTGATTTTGATATTATAAACAACAATCAAGCAGGTTATAATGGAGGGCATGCGGGCGTGGATGTGCGAGATCCATCTGCCAGGATAGACTATACCGCTTTATCTAGTACTACTATAAGTGAGATAACATATTGTTGGCAACAGACACCGCCAACGTGTCCAGGTCAGGAAGAGATAGAAGATGTTCAGGATATTATTGAAGAGATAGATACTATTATAGTTGACTTTGAAGTGCCAGAAGATACATTTTTACCTGAGTATGTGGAGATAGACTATGAGTTTAATAATATCTTTGAAGATGAAATTATAATAGAAGAAGATACATTTGAAATTTTAGCACTTGATAAATTTTTTTTTGAAGAGGATTACTTTCAAACTGACTATTACGAAGAGCCTGAATTGGAAGTCTTTTTTCCAGAAGATATTATGTTGGTAGAAGAAATAGAAATGTTTGATGCGCTACCACCAATAGAAATGTTTGAAGAAATGCCAGTAATTGAAGAGATATATGAGGCAGTGCCTGAAACAATGTTTGTAGAAGAATTTACAGACGAAATGCAAGAGGAGTTTATAGATGAAGTTGAAGAATATTTTGAAGAGCCTATGGAAGAAATTGCCATGGTTGAAGAAGAAGTTGTGCCTATGCAAGAAGAACCCAGTATGCCAGTGCAAGAAACAATCCAAGAAGAAGTCGTACAAGAAGAAAGTATCCAAGAAGAGGTTATCGAAGAAGAACCAACAGAAGAGATAGCAAGTGAAATTGAAGAGCAACCCAGTAGCGAAGAGCCTACTGCAAACGAACCAGAACCAACAACAGAAGTTGCCGAACAAGAAGAAGTTATCGAGGAGCCAATTGAAGAAGGACCTACAGAAGTTGCAGAAGAGCCAGGAACAGAACCTAAAGGAGACGTGGAAGTTGATCTAGATATTAAGGTTGCAAAGATTGAACAGGCTATACAAAGTAAAATAAAAAATGTTGCACAACAAATAGATGCAACACTAACGGTTATAAATGAAGTGGTCAGTAGAGAAATGATATCTCAAGAACCTGATATGTCATCTTACTTTAATACTAATTTGGCATTGTTTGATACTAGGCAATTGCCATCAGGCAATCAAGATTTTTTTCTACAAGCTAGCCTTGCTAGCTACAGTAAACCTATTTACGTTGCACAAGTAAGTATAGCAGATACAGATCCTGTAGTGCAATATCAAATTAAAGTAAACAACGCAAAACAAAAAACAAATGAAGCATATAAAAAATTAAAGGAGTTATTAAATGCAAGGAATATTCAATAAACTAGCTAGTTATGCCGCACTCGCAGGCGTTATTGGAGCCATTGGTGGAGGCTTTATGGCGTGGGGTGAGTTTAATAATAGGATAGCACAGTTAGAAAATACAGAGTTTGTAATAAATCAAGAAGTAGATTTATCTGATATTATAAAACAATTGGAAGCACTGAAAGGTGATATCAAAATTAATGGGGCTGCATTAGAATATCTTGATGCAAAGATAGAAGAACTAAAAGCTATGCAATCAAATCCATTACTGAACTAGGAGCAAACATGGTAGACACATTAGCACCAAAAAGAATATTTACTCAAAGAGATTTAGATAAAAGTTTAGTACAGCCAACGCCTGTTGGTCAAAGTATTATGGCACCTGCATCTAATGTACTTGATACGACACCTGATGTTAGCACACAAAAAAGTTTAACGGATACTCCACAACCAGATTATGTTGTAGACAAAAATCAAGTATTTAATATGATGCAAAATTTACAGAAAGCATCAAGATCTAGAGTTGCTGAAACTAGAGACACAGTTAAATCATCTGAAGAAACTACAAAAGAAAAACAAACAGGCATGCGTACTGAAAGACAAGAGACACCTCAAAGTGGTAGTTTGGTAATGAGACCTGTCGAGTATGCAGCTGATGGTGTGAAAGATAAAGAAGTAAGTGGCCCAATACTTGTTGGAGAAAAAGGTGCTGAACTTGTAGTGCCAACTGGAGATGGTAAAGTTAGTATACTAGATGCTAAGACTACTAGTGGATTGATGATGCCTATGAAAAAAGCTGAAAAAGGAATGGATGATATTAATATAGCTGGTGCTATGAAATCAGATGATGCATACACAGATTTTAATATTACAAATTTTTTACTTAAAGATAGAGAAAGTGATGCTCAAGAAAATTTAGAAAAGTTTGTAGATGTTGTGCATAATATAGAAAGTAGCAGGGGTAAAAATTTAAATAATAAATCTTCAGCTGCTGGAGATTTTCAATTTAAAACTCTAGTGGATCCTGATGATCCTACATCAACAAAAGGATCAGCCTTTATGACTGGATTACAAAGAGTAGAAAATTTTTATAAGGCAAACAATCAAACTGTTCCTTACTGGGTACAAGAGGCAAGACAACACAACGATCCAAATAAATTAAGTTATAAGGAACAAGAAGAATTATTTTTAGTTAACTTACAACAACAAAAAGGCACTGATGATTTGATTAATAAAATGTTAGAGGGTGACATAGAAGCTTCAAAACAATTATACGGACAATTTCATCACACTAAACCTGAAGTTTTAGGTAATCCAAGAGTACAAGATATATTTGATCGTGCATATTTTGATACTAAAAAAGGTGCAAGAAAATTTACTGATAGATCTTTAATGTCCATGTTACCAGAAGGAATAACCAATGCGAGAGAGTTTAAACAATATATTGAATCTGGTTCTGGAGGGTCTATTGGACCTCAAGCTCCTAAAAGAAAAAAACCCTAACCCACATCCTTAATTTTATACGGATCTGTATTTAATCTAGGAACCTTATCCCCTTGCTCCCCACTTAAAATACTCTCAAGATTTTTATGTAAGTAGGTTACAGCAGAGCCTACTATTGAATCCTTAGTTAAAGTTTCTGCCACTTCTTTAAAGCTACAACCATACTGTAGCAATAAAGATATCATCTTACCCGATGCCCTCAGTTCTCTATCTAAAGTAGACTCTGTTGGTCTTACCTTAATCCACACAGCCATAGGCAAAATGCCTAACTCATTTACAGTGTAGTCTACTATTGCTAACACTCTTCTATCGTCTATATTCATACGGATAGTTGTACTTCTCATTCTATTTGGGACTTCAGCTCTTGCCACGTTATTCATTATATCCTTTCAATTAATTGTTTAATATCACCATTAAGTCGTTGACTTGTTTCAATGCAATGCTTGACCACACTCGCCAATAAGTTTGCATAAAAAATTTCATCTATATCTTCTAACGAATCTTTTAGCATACTTGGCTGAATGTAGTCAAGATCAATTGCTATCTGACTATTGTTAGTCAGAGAAACTTTCATGGTAAAAAGTTCTGAGTTACTTCTTGGCATTGTCTGCAGGTTTTGCTACAAAGTCAGCACCTATATTAGGATCAAGTTGTCTTAACCCTTTCGATAATACTTCAATACCTTGAACTACTTCTCCATATGGTCTTGTAAATAAGTAACGAAGTATGCTTTGAACTTGCGTACCAGATATAATATACTGAGTATCTATATCTTGCTGCTCTTGTTGTTTTTCTGCCATTTTATTCTCCTTTTATTAAATTTTTCTTTCTGAGACGCTCAAATATGAGCAAGTTTGTATGTTTTGATACCAACATACCAGCCCATACCACTTGTTATTATACGTTAAGATATGAGCGTTTAAACGTTATTTGCTACATTCTATTCATCTGGATACTCCTTTTGTTGCTTTTCTACATCTTGTTCTAAAACTTCTACGATTAACCTCCTCAAGTACCATTCTGCCTTCTCTAAATCTTGAACAGGCTGTCCTTTGTACTTGTACCTTGACATGTATTTCATACATGCACCTTTGAGATAACCATGAAACTCTTCAGTAGTCATTGACTCTTTGATTAGATCAATAGTCTCAGTCTTTGACTGGCGATAATGTTTAGGAAAGTTAACTACGTCTTCCATATCTTTTCTTTACCTCGTTAATATGGACAGTCTCAATATCATACTCCCCACCTTTTACATTTCGTTTTACAATTAATCCAGACCACCATAGTCTCTGTGTGTTATATGCGTACTTTTCTCTATGAGTCAAGTAGCAACCTGCAGATAATCCCATTATCTTTTTACCAGATGGCTGTGATGCAATAGCATAATCTAATAGATGAGAGTGCCCAACAGTAGAAGATACTTTATTTTTATTTACTAAAGATCTGGCCATGTTCTCACCTGATATAGCTGTGCCCATAACACCACTAGGAAAGTTATGCGAGTAGTATACTCCATCGATCACAGCAGGATATCTGTAATCATAGGTATGCCATCCATATTCAGGATACTTTAGATCATCTATAGTCATGTGGCCTTCAAGCTCTGGATTATCCTCTACCATACGATCAATCCTATCTTCATGATTGCCCAGTAGCATATGCATCTCTGGCTCATACTTGCCTAGACCATCATTAAATTTTTGTAGTGCGTCATGTGCATGCTCTATATCTTTTTTATATCTCCTACCCTCAAAAGATTTCTTCTTTTTATCATAGCTAGACATAGAATCCATACTAGCAAAGTCTCCCATACAAATAACTTTATCTACCTTTAAGTCTTTAGCCATTCGTCCTGCCCAAGTAAATCTTTCATTACTAGCACTAGGTGTACAATGGGGGTCTCCTATTACTAAGTGAGTTGTCATTAGTGTAAGTCTCCTTTTTTCCAAGTTAAAATATCTATAACATTATCTAGGTCCGTTTCTTTTGGTTCGGACTCATCTTCTTTAAATCCATACATACCCTCTTCGTATATGAGGTCTGGATTTGATGTAACAAAACGAACCAAACCTTTTGCTATATAAGAGCACACATCTCTATCATCAGGTGACTTTGGATCTATTATGCCACATGTAAATCCTTTATCATGTGGCGTTATAATTACAGATACAGATTGAAATATATCTATTGGCTTATCAAAGTCCATTATATAACCTCAATCAGAGCATCAAGCTCTCTTATTTCTTTATCTTCTTCTGGCACGCCAGCTTCTATTAACTTTTTTCTTTTGACTGCTAAGTCATGTAAGGCAGTGTCTACCTCTTCTTGTGCTTGTTCTGATAAAGTTTCTATTTCTTCATCAGTTATTCCTTGTGGAAATGTAACCATCATAATAAGTCTCCTAAGTTAGTTTTCATGTTTGATTCTTTGATTATAGCAACAAACTTTTTAAAGTCAAGCACAATCAATGGATCTCTTTTATTCATCTTTAATACCACAACAGGCTCTAAGTTAGCATTAGATATTGCTTGGTCATATGCATCATACAAACCTTTCCATGTTTCTTTGTTTTTACACTCAATAGAAAATGGAAATAGTCCTTGTGCAAATCTAGATAACTTAACATCAATACCTGATTCGCCCATGATAGCACAAGAAACATCTTCGTCTTTCTTTAAGTTAGGGAACGTACTTAATAGCACGTCCCTAACCCAGTTTTGTAGCCTTCGCCCCTTGGCTTTTCGACTGCGTACACTAGTAGCCATCGTCCTCTACCCTAGGATTATTGACTTCAGTATACCAAACCCACTTGGGGTTTTTACCTTGCGACTGCTGTTGTGGTAGCAGCTGCAAGTTTTCTCCCCAACAAGGAAACTTGTAAGGGCAGAAACTGCATGCCGTTCCTAATACTTTATTACCTGTCTTTTGTTTTCTAAAGTATTCGTCTTCGGCTTTGAAACATCTTTTAAATTTCTTATCTAAATTTATAGCTCTAATATTATTATCAATAGTACTCAATGCATGTTCTTTGTATTCATCATCAGCTAAAGGGGCCTCAGTTAGTGCCCATTCTCCAGTTGATTTATTGATAGCTATCCATCCGCCAAATGGTTTTTGTCTAGCTTCTGCATACATATATCCTTGTGCTAGATATCCAAACAAGTCATCACTTGCTACTGCATGAAAGCCACCATTCTCTCCAAACTTATTAGTGAATGACCATGGTGATGCGCTTTTAATATCCCATACCTTATCCTCAATCTCCACATCAAGAGTACCATTTACAGTAACATCGTCAAGTTTGTATTCAGTCTTTGTTTGCTCTGATTGTATTTCTACACCAGATGCTTTCATAATAATCATTGCCGCTTGCTCTATAAGATCTCCAAATAGATTTCTCATCTTAACATTATATGGTTGCGACTCACCTTTAATGCCTTTCTTTTCCATCTGCAATTGGCATAAAGGTCTACCGATGCTTGATGCTCTAAGACCAAACTCTTTATTTCTTTGGTCAGTGAATTGCTTGCGGAATGATTCCATGCAAGCGTTACCAAACTGAGTGATCAAGTCATCGGATACCTCGACTGCATCTTTATTAGCAGCCTCCAAAAACACCCTAACTTTTTCTAGGATGTCCGAACTCATGACGACAATACTTCAATAGGATCATCATCAAACTCTGCCTCTACCGCCTGTACGGATACAGGTTCAGCTTTCTTGGCTTGTCTCCAAAGTTCTACTATCTCCTCATTTTCTGTGTTGATAGTGTCTTGGAAAGCAAGAAGAATTTCTTTTTCTTTATCAGAAAACTGTACTTCATCTGAGTCTACACTTATATCAGACACATAGAATACATTACTTCCAGCCTTTTTCTTTTTACTTTTAAGTGTAAGCGTATGATTAAACATCACCTTACCTCTGCGTCTAAGACTTTCTATTGCCTCTCCAACAGGTTTAAAGTTACTACCTGTTACTTTCCATAGTACAGGCAAGTTAGTTACCTCTGCATCAGCTCCACCTGGAAGGCTACCTTTAAAAGAAACTAGACCATAAACTAAACGATAGCACTTTATTGCTTTCTGTTTCATTCTTTCTTCATCAGAAAGATTAGCCAGTTCCTTTGCAGGTATTTTGCCACAGCGTATACCACCTTGTATATCTATGGCCTCATCTTTCCAAGACTTAAAGATTATACTTCTGTTGCTATACTCATTCTTCTCTGCATCGTACTTCATGTACTGATATGCATTCATGAATGGTCTAAATGTAACAGGCTTTCCGTAAGCCATGCTATCTAATTCAGGAACGTAAACACCGTATGATCCCACTGGTACCTCTGCCCCATCATCATTTTCTGGAAATCTATTTATGGCTAACTTCGGTAAGAAGTTACCAGTAGAAGATTTCTCTTGTCCAATCATAGACATAATCTGTTCTTGTGACAGACCATCTATATTTGATATTTCATTATTAGTCATGCGACCTCCTTATTGTTAATTATATATCTTTTATCTCTTCAATCGCCATAAGGTTATCTCTGGCGGACGCTATCTTTTGTACTTGTTTATCTACTTCATCAATGTGTTGGGGATGTTCTCCAATACCAACAGAATTATTTAAGTAAATTTCAAGCGTTGCCTTTGCCTCAGATATCTGAGAGTTATAACGATCTACTAATGCTTTTAAGATTTGTGACATACTACCTCCTTACTATCACATTTTGTTACATTTGTCAATAGATAATATGACCTAATATTATTATATAAAGTATTACGCCAGCCATAGCTAAATTAAACCAAAATTCAAATAAATTCACATTACCACCCTTTCTTTTTTTAAGGAAACTTCATTCATTTCTAACCAATTATCGCCTATCTTCAGCTCCGTGTCAAGTGGTACATTGAACTCAACTTTATAAAAGTCATACAAAGAATCAATAACATTTCTAGTTGCTTTGTCTAGTAGATCCGTCATTAATTCTATCTCATTTGGGTGCGCATCTACAACTATGGAATCGTGCACAGTATTTATTAATAAACTTTTTACACCCTTATCTCTCATCATTTTGTAAGCATTGATACATGCTATGGGTACTATATCAGCAGTTGCAAAACCTTGAACTGGATAGTTCTTTATCTGTGTGGAATAACTAGAGCCACCCCATGCCTGTCTTTGTGCATACGGAAATGAATACTCACGACCTGATGGTAGCTTTACTTTCTTAAACTCTATAGCTGTACTTTGTAAAGTCTCATGCCACTTTGCTATGTCTTTGTACTTCTCAAGAAATGCTTTGTAGTATCTTTTCTCACTATCACTACCTGACATGCCACCATACAAAGGTTTGAATGTATGTGCTTTTGCATCTTGCCTACTCACTCCAATAGTATCTGCGGTAAACTGATGTACATCTACACCATCATCTATATCTTTCATGCCCTGCTTATCCTGTGCTAAGAATACAGCAGTCCTAAATTCTAATTGTGAAAAATCTATCTCCATAATTTTACCACCCTTAAACCTGGAAGATATAACTTTACGAATAGGAAAAGTATTACCTCTTGGTTGGTTCTGAAAGTTGGGATCACGACTTGATAGTCTTGCTGTAGCTGTAACACACTGCATAAACTTAGGATGCAATACGCTATCCTCATTTACATGATCTCTTATGCCATTTACAAATGTATTTAGATATGTATCTATGGCATTGTATCTGATAATTAAATCAACAAACTCTTTCATATCTCCTTGCGCCCTCATAGATAACTTCTTCAGTGTATCTCTGTCTGTTTTAAAGCCACCCTCTGCTACCTCTGACACACCAACAGGCATCTGATTAAAACCTGCAGTTCTGTTAAGCTGTAAATAAATTACTCCTTCTCCGTTGCAATGAGGGCACTTTGTAAGATTCTTAAATGGTTCTCCATTAACTTTAAATCTTCTAATTAAACCTTTACCTTCACAGTGACTGCACTGTGCTGCTAATGTCTGCTTAATTGTTTTTGTGTTTAATGCTACTAAATCTCTAAACTTAGACTTTGATAGTGTGGGTCTGCGTTTCTTTCTCTTGGTAAATTTATCTATGCCTATGTTAAATGTCTCTGCCCACTTTTTTTTATCTATAACTTTTCTAGAGTAGATCAGCCAAGATAATTGCTCTGTGCTAGCAGGATTGATAGGTGTATCTCCCATCTTCTCTCTTATAATCTTTTTTATTTCCTGTGCCAGTCTGCCAAACTCTTCTTTAAACTCTTGCTCCACAGCATTCAATGCATTTAGGTCAATGTTTATGCCATTTATTTCCATATCTGCAAGCACTGGCAGAAATTCATTCATCATTTTGGCTGATTTAAGTAAGGGTTTGTTACCTTCTTTCTTAAAATCTACCATCTGTGCATCAAACAAAGCTCTTGTAGATCTAACATCTTGCCTACCATACTCTTCAATAATACTCACAGGTATATCTTCAAATGATATTTTGCGTTTCATATAGTCATCTACTGCATCCGACTTCTGAGATATGCTCCTGCGTTTACATATATCTTTTAGTGATAGTGGCTTTCTTAATCCACGAAGTAATATATACTCACCTATCATGGTGTCGTACAATCTGCCAGTGTATTTGAATCCTGACTCCAGTAGCCACACTAAATCAAACTTAATGTTGTGGCCAACAAGTAGTGTAGTCTTATCTAGTATATCTTGAACTGCCTTGTGATTAGATTGTATATCAAAGCTCTCGTGATTGTGATTAAAAAAATAATACTCATCATTAACTCCAATACTAACTAGGCAATTGTTAGGATTAAATGGTAGTGGATCTACTTTGCCATCCACGATTTGAAAGCTGGTCTCTACATCTAATACTGTAATCATACTCTATACCTTGATAGTTGTGGTTCGATATTACAAGTTATCTCTCCATGATAGCCTGATATCTTATTCTTACTTATACACATAACTCGAGTAGTATCAAGCGAATCTAAAGATCCATGCTTACCAATGCCTATAATTAAATCTGCCTCTGCAGCTTTACCAGTCTTTGAGTTCTCCATCATATCAAAAGATATTCTAGTCTTACCATGTGCGTCTGCTGATGCTTGTGATATTGCTATCACACAACACTCATGTCGTTTTGCTATCTCTCTTGCTCCAGTATATACTGCTCTAAGTTTTTCATCTGTTCTTGTAAAGTTGCCAGACACACCTACCTTATCTAACTGATCAATAATGAGGATGTCAGGTTTGTTGCTACTGCAAAAACTGTCAACGTCATCAATAGTCCAATCAACAGTATCCATAAGTTTAACATTATCTTTTATCTCCTTCCATTTTTCTTTTGCTAAATCTAAATTATCGGTAATCTCATCTCGTGTCATACCTGTGTGCGCATTAATTACTCTCATCTGAGTTCGGATTGCAGGTTCCTCATTAATTAACGCACACACTTTTGCACCTTGCGATGCAAATCCTTTTAGCCCACCAACAAGATTAACCCAGAATGCAGTCTTGCCTGACTCTGGCCTTGCAAAAACAATAACTAAATTACCTGGACCAATGCCTGGAACTTGTTCATGCAAACTTGGTAGATTAAATTCAAACTTAGTTTGTACATCTAAAGATTCTAATAACTCTGGTATATCCTCCGTAACTGATTCATGCTCATCTGTATCTTCATCCGTATTATCTAGTAACTGTTTGATTTCATTAAACGATTTGTCCTGCCCGTTAAATATATCTGTAGCTATAACTGCCACCTTGTGTGCAAGATTTCTTTTGTATACTGCTTCAATGATATCTGTGGCAACAGATTCATTTGGCTCTTGCTCATCTTTTATTTCTTGTACAAGAGTTTCAAAGTTTAATCTCGCAGCTCGTGTCAATGCAGGATTATATTTTTCTGTGTGTAAATCTATCAGTTCATCTATTGTAAGATCTTCTTCGTAATCTTTGTGTGCTTTTTCTATTGTAGAATAAAAGTTACCAAGCCCATTGGTAAATGTAGTCTTAGATACTTTGCCTTTGTTTCTTTCGTAAAAATTTTTTTTAAGTAGTAACTTAATTAATTGTCGTTCCTGCATAACATTTCCTTTATCTCTTCTGGTTTAAAATACTTTAGATCATCTTCTAACATGACAACTCTAGTATGTGCTACCATACCTACTTCTCTTGCTATGTCAAATGCTTTCGTTGTTGCATCTCTATCTAATGCTACGATAACATTCTTAAATCTTTTCTTTATTACTGTTGTGTATTCTTGTGGTAAACTTGTACCCATTAATGCTAGTCCTGCAAAGTTATCTGATACTGCACATGCTGATGCACAATCCTCTACTATCACTGCAGTATCTCCACCACCACAAATGAATGGGTATTTTTTACTGCCATATACATACCACTTTGGCAGCACATTGTAATTTAAAGATCTGCCCACACCTCCAATGATCTTGTCTTCATCATCATGCACCATAAATACTACACGATCTAGTGCAGGATCAAACCTCACATCTGCTTTATTAGTATTGAAAGCTGTAAATGAATTATTGTTCATCAAGTATCTGAGACATCTATTGCTGGAGTGGGGAGATATAAAATTTTTTGGTACGATAAAATCTACATCTACTTTATCCTTATCTTGATAGATAAAATGTTCTATATCATGCATAGTTTTCTCAGTGTAGTATGCACCTTTGGCATCACAAGATGCAGAGAAACAGTACCATAATACTTTTGAGTCTTCCTTGCTAATTGAGAAGGTATTATTACGCATGCAAAAAGGGCAATCCATTCTTATGGACTGCCCTTCATCTAACCCTAAATCTTTTATAACTTCTATCTGATCTGCGTAATTCATGTAAAACCTATAGCATAGTTTTTATTTTTTGTCAAGTATTAGTGGGAGCAGGAACGACTAACCTGCTCCCTGATACGAACACTACCTCTCTAGCTAGCTTTGGGTTTTACCATTTGTTCGTATCAAACTTGTATTGGGTACATGTCATAAGATATGCTTTCTATTACATCCCATGATATACCCAGAGTAGCATCGTGTTTGTCTTTGACTGCATGTAAAACTTTTCTGCAGTCTGCGTCTGTTAAGTCTGGTCTTAGTTGCCTAACATCTTCTGTATTCCAACAAACAAATATTGTATCATCTGTGTCATGCTTTGTTCAGGTAGTCCTCCTCTAATTCTGTTATGAAATCATCAACGGTTTGGGCAACTGAGTTAGGCAAATCAGTTAGCAACTCGTTGTGCCAAGTGCCGTCTTCATATTGCCAGTCAATACTCAATGCCCAGCCTGTCGCTATCTTCTTCTTTCCCTCACTCATCAAGACCTACTACTGGTGTAAGTTTCATTTGATTCTTATTGTATTGTAGCTCAACAGTATACATCTGTCCATTGAAACGAATCCAATCAAGAGTCTTAAGATTGATATTACGATACTGTTTCTTAATAGTATCAAAGACAATCATAAACTCTTCTTTCTTTGTCGTTCTCTCTCCACCTCTCAGATGTTTCTTCACACCAAGCATACAGTTGATAACTCTATCCGAGCCATCTTTCTTTGTAAACTTTGCTGAGAATATCTTAGAGCCTACAAGTTTATGTAGTTCATCTGAGAATGTTTGTCGTTTTAGTCTTTGCATTTAGTCCTCCTTTGTTGTTGTTAATA